CTATGATTGTCCGAAACGTTTTGTCGTTGCTTTTGCTGTCGTATGTAGTGACCCTCAGGGTTTTGACAGCGGCTTCCAGTTCGAACTTAGCTATTCTGATGCTAATTCTAACGTTCTCAAAACGTGTTCGCGCGACATTATGGCTTTTGGTAAGGGTCTGGTTGATCACAGTTCTCGCCTCACAGGCACGCGATATTTTGGCTATCGTAATGATAATCCCATTGAGTTATCTCGCATACGTAGCGTCGTCGAGCTTGCTGTGGAAGCTTTTGCCTCGGCGAAACGCGTTCGAGGGTATTGAACCCACTAGCTTCTCTAGTGTGACCGGGCGATCTAAGCGGGTGGAGACAATCGTTTACCGCTATAAGGATTTCGATTGTTATGACGCCGATGACGTCTGGGTCTACACATTCGACTCGACTCCCGTCGTGTGTCCCGTGTTGGGTGTTATCCGACCAGAGCAGTACAAGTCCAAGATCCCACGAGTTAATACGTTTGTTGGCCCCAAGAACATCCAGAGTGCCGTTGACAAGACTGATCCTCACCGCGTCTGCTTGACCATAGAGCGGGACGAACCCATGGTTCCCGGGACCCACGTCCAGCTGGGACGTAAACGGGATTACTTGGCCCAAATATTGTCCGCCTGGGCAGCTTTTGAGGCCACGGTAACGGGTAAGTACGTGATGGACTGCTTTGTCGGCTCAGGCAGGTACCATGGGAATTCCGTGACTGAATGGCTAAATAGGTACTGCAACACCCCTATTTACGGCCTGATGAGTCCGGCTTGGCATGGAGTTCAGTTCATGTTGAACCAAGGTGTGAAGAAGTTTGTGCAACCGGTGCAGAAGAGCATAATTGGTGGTGTCAAATGCATCGTGTTGTGTGACCACTTTTTCAACCACTTGGAGCTGTGTAAGATGGGAGGAGGAGATGTGATGTACGTACTGGCGAACGATTTGCCGTTTGGACAACACACTTTCTCTGAGTTCTCCTACATGGCGTGTTCGGACGGGCTGTATATGGACGCTGCCGGCGCGAAGAGGTGGAGCCATGGCCATAGATCGTTTCCTGGTTCTGAGACACGCGTTTGGGCTGACGAGTGGATTTGGATGCGGGCTATGGGCGAAGACGTGCACTGGTGGCCATTGGCTTATGTGCTTTCTTGCATAGGCTCCCAGCGTTTGTCGCATTGGTTCGGTGCGAATTCGGTTGTCGCCTCCAAGGCACTCGAGGGAGATAGATTGTTTTGGGACCCCCATATTAGACGCTACGCTTACACTTTTCAACGTTTCATGGAGATGCCGATGATTGGGGCCGCTGAACGTGAAAAGCATATAGGTGAGGTGCCTAAGTTGGCGTGTTTCAGGGCTTACCCCTACGTCCAGCCTTTTGACGAATACGACTACAATTTGTCCGAATACTCGCACAACCCAGCGCGCTTGAGCGCCAGGATTGCCGGAATCACAGTGGATTTGAAATCTGCGCTGTCTGACGGTATAGTGTTGCGGGTCAAGGCAATGTTGAAGGCGTATTATCAGACGAAGCATTATTCCGCTCCATGGGTTCCCTTCTTTGAGTCCTGCTCAGAGAATGGTGAGGCCAATGGGCCTGCCGCCTGGGAAGCTTCTAAGAAGATTCGCATGCTTGAGCAGAAGGAAATGCTGTGGTTGGACTGGGACGTCAAACATCTGTTTTGGGTGCATTTTCGGTACTACTTAGGGTTGTTCAATCACGTGGTGTGGGTGACTGGGCTGGTCAAGAAGGGATGGGATTTGTCGCGCACGACTAGTGACATGATCTCGTCGTTTTTTCGTCCGGCGCCCGGTAACCACGCCGGGCGTAACCCTATTAATGGCACCGTTTTGCAAGGCGCCGTCGGGGCTTTACCCGGAACGGGTGGGCCAGGAGGGGTTCCGAGCTGCCGTCGACAGTTTGGAGGCCCGGGTGGTGGACAAGCATCGCGGGTGCTCCCTGGACGACCTGGAGGGGCGCTTCGACCGGTACGCCCAGGGTCTGATGATGATTCCGGAGGTACGTCGGATGACGGAGATGACGGTGCTGGAGTTGCTCCAGCAGGAGGAGCGCGTGCAAACCGAGTTCAAGTTCAGCCAGATGACACCGCGCAAGGCGACGGCGGGGCAGTTGTATCTGATGGCGCTGGAGGGAAAGCTTGGACCGGCAATGAACACAATGAAGTCTACGATCTCGTCGTCAATGGGCCGGGTTTCTCGAGAAACATGCTTACTGGTCCGGGTAATCGAGACCTTGTGTCCTACATCAGATCACAGTTACAGCGTAGAAGAAACAAGGGGGTATCTCGAGATACTGCTATTTCTCAGGTGGTTGAGGAAATATCCCGGAAATTTACGCGTAAAGTTCCTGTACGCTCGCATCAACGACAAAGGGACAAAGTTAAGCAACGTGTTTCGCCCGTTCACGAAGGCCGAGGTGATAAACAACAGCAAACGCGCCGCCCCAAGGAACATAGTTCCAATGCCCCCAGTACTGCTCGTTCGTCTCGCTCCAGTGGTGTCCCTCGTGGAGATGGTCGTGGGGCAGGCTCCATTCCTCGTAAAGGGGATGAGTCTGCCGGAAAGGGATCGGCTTCTAAGCCAATTGATGACCAGCAAGAGGGAAACTCTCGGGGCGGAACGGTCCAACAACGTAATGCCCGATATGACAGTGAACAGCACAAACGTGCGCCCAGACCTTGGGCGGACCTCTCCGACTCAGAGTGAAGGTTTCACAACCTTCTTCGAGACTGACTACTCATGCTTTGACGCTAGCGTGGGACCACAGCTTAGGAAACTCGAGAACATCATTATTAGGCGAGTTGCCGAGCGATTCGGCAAGTTGCCTGACTTTGATGTTGCTCTCGAGCACATGGAGAAAATGAAAACTGTGGTCTTCAGGCATGTGTCTGGTGTGAAGTATGAAGGAGATTTCACGCGTTTATCTGGGGAGCCAGCGACGTCAATAGGGAACGGACTTATCAACAATTTTGTGACCTGGACGACGATGGGTGAGCGATTTGGGGCTAATGTGTGGGGCGGTATTCCTGATTATTGCAGTTACCATGAGGGAGATGACGGCATTGTGGCACTGAGGCATGGGGTGGAGTTTACTTCTCAAGTCGCCGACGAATGTGGATTGTCGATGACGATTGAGAAGCACGACAAGTTGTCTTCAGTGAAGTTTTGCGGTCGTTTCGTGGTGGGTGGTGGATCGGTTTGCCGCATTGCAGAGGTGTTACGCCGTTTCCATCTGTCGGACACTGGTTGCCCAAACACTCTTGGTGTGTTGCGAGCCAAGGCCCTCAGTTATTGGGCGACGGACAGGCGCACCCCAGTGGTATCTGCGTTGGCTTACGTGATTATTCGTGACACGGTTGGCGTCAAAGCATTGTTTGAGGAACGGGATTTGAAATGGAAGCGAGAGGCGATGCGATTAACATATGATGCAGTGCTATCGTTTCCTGAGTTTGACACCATGCTTCTGCGCGACGAGGATGATGTGGACTGGTTGAGGAGAGCCCATGCTCAAGTGTTAAGATCACACCTTGATTTTTCAGGTGTGGTTCCACGCTTGGCCAACGTCATGTTGGACTTGGCTCCCACCCCTTGTGAACCTTACTTTCAGGCGATGCGTGCTGTGTCTATATGACTAGCACGGGTGGCCGGTTATGCCGGCAACCAGTTTAAGATCTCCTTAAACACCGCACGTAGTTGCATTGACTTTTTCATTGACTTTTGCTTTATCATCATGGCCAAACGAGGCATCAGGAAGACCGCTAAGATCGCTTTGGCTGTCGCTAAGACTATCTCTAAGCAGCCCAAACGACGCAAACAGCGGGTCGA